GAAAAATATATAATAGAATAGTTGCCATTCAGCAATATTTTTATTATCTTCGATAATATATAATATATAAATTATTATTTAATATTAATTTTTATTTAATTATTATATTAATATATAAATATATATAGATTAATAGGTTATTAAAAAAGGAATACTATAATATGAGTTTAAAAGCAGAGCAAATTAGTAATAATTACGAAAAACACCTAAAAATAATAGACCACTACTTAGGAGGTAGGGCTATTTCATGTAAGGAGATGATTAAACAGTTAGGAGAAGAGTATATTATGGCTCCTGCTAGTGGTAAGACTTGGTTTCATAATGCTTTTGCCGGAGGATATGTTGATCACGTTAATAGAGTAGTTCAATATGCCGTTAAACAATCACAACTTTATAAAGATATGGGCGGTACGGTTGATTATACCGAAGAAGAATTAGTATTTTCTGCTTTATTTCATGATTTAGGTAAGATAGGAGATCCTAATATACCATCATATATACCTCAGACTGATAAATGGAGGCAAGATAAGCTAAATGAAATGTATACTCCTAACTCAGAACTTGAATTTATGCTAGTACCAGATAGATCTTTGTTTACTTTACAGAAATTCGGTATAGAATTAACTAAAAACGAGTATTTAGCTATAAAACTACACGATGGAGTGTTTTCCGACGCTAATAAACCTTACTTTTTTACTAATAACCCTAATGCTAGGATGAGAACATCGATAGTTAACGTACTACACAGTGCAGACTTCTTAGCTTCTAAGGTTGAATACGATATTTGGAAGAGAAACGGTGGTAACACCAACTCAACCGTTAAAAAAACTAAGTCTTCCACAGGAAAACGAGTTAATTCGTCGGAAGGACTTACTAATATGTTAAAAAAACTATAAATGTTAATAGAAACTACAACTTTATACATAATTTCCGGAATAATAGTTGGAATTATACTTATTTTATCTTATATTATAAGAAACTTACTTATAAAAGTAGAGAAATACGAAGACGTTACCATAGATCAAACACAATATCTTCAGAATGTCTCTAATTTAATAGGTGATTCTAAAAAGCACCTTAATAAGCTTGATGAACGAGGGGTCTTTCAATCAGATGATGAGGTCGGTTACTTTTTTAAACAAATGAAACTAGTACAAAAAGAGCTAGACCGATACATGCTCCCCGAGAATTATGGCACGAAAGAAGAGCAAAGCTAATTACTTTACTAAAGAAACAGAAGAGTATATAGTTAAATACAACACCTCTACAGATACAGAGTATAGAAATAGTATCTTTACCGAACACATTTACTTCCCTTTCTACAAGTTAGCAGAGAATATTATACATACTTTTAAGTTTTATTATACTGATGTTGATAAGATAGAAGATTTAAAACTTGAAATAGTTTCTATGCTTTTAGAGGAAAAGATAATGAAATTCGATCCTACTAATGGCGCTAAAGCATATTCTTACTTTGGTACTATAGTTAAAAGATGGTTAATTAATTATAATAATAAAAATTATAAGAACCTAAAAAAGGTAGGAACCTTCGATGAAATGCAAGAAGGCTACAACCCTTCTCCTATACCTAATGAGGATAATGCTATCTCTCTGGGTATATTTTTAGATTTATACGTTAATCAAACATACTTAATATTAGAAGATTTATTTCCAAAAGAAAACGAAAGGAAGATCGCAGATGCTATTTTAACTATATTTAAAACTAGACAGGATTTAGATATCTTTAAGAAAAAAGCTCTTTATATTTATATAAGAGAGATGACTGACTGTGAAACTCCTCATCTAACTAAAGTAGTAAATAAGTTAAAAATCGAATACTATAAACTATTCGAAAAATATAATAGTATAGGACTAATTAAAACAAAGTTAGTTTAAATCTATTTATTAAAAAAGACTTATAATGGACAGTAGTAAAGAAATATTTAAAGGTAAATCACTATCTGATCTTTTTAGCGAAATTTACGACAATTCTAAAGAAACTAAATCTCAGGTTAGAGCTCTTATAGGCGAACTAAAACCTCTTATAGAAAATATAGGAGATGCAACTTTAATAGTACCTATGATTAAAGAGTATATGGAGATAGGAGTTAAAAATGACGAACACTTAATTAAACTAGCAACGGTAATACAAAGACTAGAAGCTATCACAGCTAAAGGCGGAGATGGCGAAATGTTTAATTTTGACGACCTACAAGAACTGTTACAAGAATCTGAAGAGATTCAAGGAGAAGTAAAAGACGTTAGTGAAGATACTGAAGAAAAAGAGTAATGATAGATTTTAATTTTCGTACCGGCGGGGCTTTACCCAGTGGTTTAGATAATGTAAGTAGAGATAAAACTAATCCTGCTAGAGTTATCGATATTATATTAGATAGCGATCATCCTTTGTACGATCAATACGACGGTCCTAATAGTATCGGTATGATTTTTTATAGGTTGATAGATGAAACTAATCTAGATAATACTGAAACAGGAGAAGAAGAATATACAGGTCAAGCTTTTCCTATAAGTAGTTATCAAAAACTCCTTCCTTTAAAAAACGAAATAGTATTTCTGACCAAAGGACCAGATGGACTAGTAGATGATGGATCAGGAGAAGGTAAGTATTACTATATAACTCCTTATGCTATATGGAACCACCCTCATCATAATGCTATACCAGTACGAACTGAAGATAATCCAGAAGTAAATATAGGAGAAAACTTAACACCAGACGATAAAGTTGCTCCTTTGCAACCTTTTCCTGGTGATATGATATTAGAAGGCCGTTTAGGTCAAACTATAAGATTTGCTGGATTACCTCATCCTAAGTCTCCATTTACTGATAATACAAATGAAAACAAACCTATATTCATAATAAGTAACGGACAAGGTGAAACTGAAAACGGTTTTATGCATATAATAGAAGACATTAATAAAGACCCGTCTTCTATATTTTTAACTTCTAATCATAAAATACCTTTAGAATTAGCTAATAATAAAAGACTATCTTATGACGATATACCGGATACACCTAATAAGTATCAAGGTCCTCAAATACTATTTAATGCTGATAGGTTAGTTTTAAATGCCCGTAAAAACGATATACTATTATCAAGTAGTACTTCTATAGGATTAAACTCCGATACAGTTAATATTGACGGAAAAGACTATATGTGTATAGATGCTGATAAAATATACTTAGGAACTCAAGCTAGAACAGCTGAAGGAGCAAGCAAACAACCAGCAGTACTTGGACATAGATTAGAAGCATACTTGGGAGATATACTAGATCAACTCCAAGCTATGGCTAAAGCTATGGGAAGAGCTAAAACTATAAAAGGAGATGCTATACCGACTATCAATTTAAGAGGGAAATCATCTCAAATAGTACTTAAACAATTAAAAAGGCAACTTAACCCTAAAGGTACAAGTAATCTTAAATCTAAAAAACTTTATATAGAATAATGCCGTGTAGTATACCTCCATCGAATCTTGCGGCATTTGTAGCCCAATACCTAGCTAAACTAGAAGCTTTTATTATTGCTAAAGTTTATGAAGAAGTAAATAAAATAATAGAAAAGCTAATGGGTCAAGCTTGCCCACCAGTAGAAGAATTAAAAAAACTATTAGCAGTTAGAGATAACTTACTTAATATGATTAACGGGTTAGAAGCAAAGATAGGACCTGTTAAAAAGTTTGCTGAACAAATGAAACCACCAATTCAAGCAGCTAAAGCAACTGTATTAGTATTAGAACAAATACCTATACCTACTACTATAGGAACACCACCTACAGGAGGAACTGCAGATATCGGTGGTCAAATATTCTCGATTACTGTAGGAGCTCAAAACAGATTTGCTCAACTACTTAATATAGCATGTCAAATAGTAGACTTATTAATGAAAGATGCTCAAGCAATCTTAGATTTAACAGACATAAGCTTTGACGGACTAGATCCAGTTAAACAAAAACTACAAAGTATAGACTTAAAGCTATTTGAATGTGTAGAAGCACTTCCAGACGATCAAAAACAAGAAGTATTAGCGTTGATAGAGAACTTACCTGCTAATGCTGGCTTAACTGGAATAGATGATAAAGGTAATATTTTTTATAAAAATTATAAAATTACAATACAAGAGGATAAAGAATCTCCTGGATTTGCAAAAAGACGGTTTGCTCAAGTAGAAAATGATAGAGGAGTTGTAGTAATGAGAGGACCGGCATCGTTTAGCTCTTCAACAAAAGTGCTAGTAGACGAAATAAAATTCAGAATAGACAATCAACTTCCATAACTTAACTATTTATTAATATGAAACTAAATCAATTACGTAAAATTATACGAGAAGAAGTTAAAGCAGCTGTTAAGGAAGAGTTACAAGACATACTTAACGAAGCTGTTAAAGTTGCGAGTACTCCAACTAATGAGGCTAAATCTTCAAATGTAGCTATGCCAAAACCATCTCCTACTAATCCAGTAGCGACTGGTAAAAAGAGTATAGATGAAATGTTAGAGCAAACAGCTAACAACATGACTAATGAAGAATATAGAAATGTATTCACTGGTACATCTGATATGGTAACTGGAATGCCAAATATGGCTTCTACAGTAGCTAATCAGATGAACATGAATTCAGGTAATCAACCAGGACTAGATATTTCTAATTTAGAGTTTGTGAATAAAGCAAAAGCAGTATTAGATTTATCAAATAAGAAAACACAAGTAGTTTAAGATGGCGTTTGAAGCAAAAAAAATAAACCCTATAGACTTACAGCCTAGAAAAGCTGTAGGTATTGATTTACCTTTTAACGGTAAGGGTGTATTTAATTCAACGTTTGAAACAAAAGAAGCTATAAAAGCTAATCTTATTAACTACATACTAACTGGTAAAGGAGAGAGGTATTTTAACCCTAGCTTTGGTTCCGGTATAAGAAATCTAATTTTTGAGAATATAAATAGAGATAATTTAACAGATCTAGAATTTTTAATTAGAGATGCTTTAGCTCGATATTTTCCTAAATTAGAAATATTAAACCTTAACTTAGTAGGTGAAGCAGATTCTAACTTGATTAGTTTTTCATTAAACTTTAAGCTAGTCGATACACAAGTAGAAGACGAAATAACTATAAATTTTGAACAATAATGGCTCAAGATATTAAAATACAATATACAGATAAAGACTTCTCTAGTTTGAGAGGACAGTTAGTAGAGTTAGCTAAAAACTACTTTCCTGATTCATATAATGATTTTTCACCTACCTCACCCGGTATGATGTTTGTAGAAATGTCTGCCTATGTAGGAGATATCTTATCTTTTTATCAAGACTCTCAATTACAGGAAACATTCTTACAGTACGCACAAGATCCTGGTAATTTATATGCTATGGCTTATATGATGGGATATAAACCCAGAGTAACCACAGCATCGAACGTAGAAGTTAAAGTAACTCAAAGAGTTGCAGCTTCTGGTTCTAATTACGAACCTAACTATAATCAAGCTATAACAGTAGCCGAAAATGGAGTGCTAGCTTCTGGTAACGAAAAGTTTATACTTGATAGTAAAGTTGATTTTTCTTTTTCAAGCTCATATGATCCTACTCTAGTTACTATATACAGTATAGATGGTAGTGGAAATCCTACTGAATACGAATTAGAAAAAACAGTAAAAGCACATTCTGGAGAAATAGTATCTCAACAATTTACTGTTGGTAGTGCTAGTAAATTTTTAACTCTTACTATAGATGATAGTAAAATTATAGGAATCTTAGATATTACTGATGGAGATGGCAATAAATATACTGAAGTGCCTTACTTAGGACAAGATGTTGTATTTACTGAAGCTGTTAATACAGGTAATAACGCAGGAGAAGTACCATACGTACTATCTGCTACAACAGCTACTAATAGATTTGTTACAAGATTTAACTCTACTGGACAGCTACTTATACAGTTTGGCGCCGGGATGTCATCAGCAAATGATGAAACCTTTTTACCTGATCCTACGAAAGTAGGTGGAGGGACTAATCAAGGTATTAGAAGAACAGATTATGCTTATGATCCATCTAACTTTTTATTTAGTTCTGCATACGGTAATGCACCTTCTAATACTACCTTAACTGTAAGGTACATAAAAGGAGGAGGAGTGTCTTCTAATATTAACTCTAATACTTTAGTTAATCAAGAAGCTATAAATACTGCTGTTACTGATAATGCTTTCTTAAGTACATTAGATTTTACTAATCCAACAGCAGCTCAAGGGGGTAAAGATGGAGATACCGTAGAAGAAATCAGACAAAACTCTTTGAGGGCTTTTAATGAGCAGGGTAGAATAGTAACTAAACAAGATTATGCATTTAGAGCTATGACCCTTCCAACTACTTTAGGAGCTATTGCTAAGGCATTTGTAACTACTGATGCTGATATACCAACATCTGATTCACAGGTCTATAATCCTCTAGGTGTATGTTTGTACGTATTAGCATATGATATAAATAAAAAACTAATTCAATCTAAAGAAGAATTAAAAAATAATTTAAAAGTTTACCTAAGTCAATTTAAATCGTTGACTGATGGTTGTACTATTAAAGATGCTTTTGTTATTAATATTGGAGTAAAATTTGAAATTATAACATTACCTAGTTATAACTCTAGAGAAGTTATACTAAAGTGTACTGAAGTATTAAAAGAGCATTTTAATATTGACAAATGGTCTATTAATCAACCTATAAATCTTTCAACTATATATACTTTATTAGACAGAGTAAAAGGAGTACAGACAGTACAAAATGTAATGATAGAACCTAAAGTAGCAGGTAACTACTCTACTTTTAGTTATGATATTAAAGGGGCAACAAAAAACAACATAGTATATCCTTCTTTAGATCCGATGATATTTGAAGTCAAGTTTCCTAATAGCGATATACAAGGAAGAGTAACAACATTATAAGATGGCAGTAATAAAAATATTTCCGATAGAAGATACTTTCATATCCACAGAGAAATCTTTATCCAATCACGGTAAAGATGAAATGTTAGAGGTAGGAGGGTATAAAACCTCTGGTGGAGGTGAAACGTTACGTACGTTTATAAAATTTAACAGAACAGAAGTAGAGCAAGCTATAGCAGCTATATCTGCTTCTAGTAATAGTGGAAACTATGCTGTTAGGCTTAAAGGTAGCTTAGCTACTGCTAACGAAATACCTTATTCATTTAATTTAAATCTACATCCTTTATCTCAATCTTGGGATCCCGGAACTGGAAAATATGGAGATCAACCAGCTAACCTTACAGGCTGTAGTTGGCTTTATAGAAAAGCTGGTTCACAAGACCAATGGATGACAGCAAGTTATTCTACCGGTGTTACTGCGTCTTTCGAAGATGATTTAAAAGGAGGTGGTGTTTGGTATACATCTTCTGTTTCTCAATCTTTTAATCAAAACTCAGATCTAGACTTAGATATGGTAGTAACCGACTTATTTGGGAGTGACTATAGAAGCGGCAGTTTAGGAGATTATGGTTTTGTTCTTAAACTAGAAGATCAATATGAATTTAATGCTTCTTCATCAGTTAGGTTAAAATACTTCAGTGCTGATACTAATACTATATATCCGCCACATATTGAAATACAGTCAACAGCTACTGGTCTATTTACTGGTTCGTTACCTTCCATTACAGATTCAGAATTTACACTATCAGTTAGAAACAATAAAGGAGAGTACACTACTAATAACGATATTAACTTCACAGGTGATAAGCAAAGATTTAGATTACACTGTAGACCTAAGTATCCTACTAGAACATTTACTACTTCATCAGCGTACATAAATAACCATGTTTTACCTACTGGTTCTTTCTGGGGACTAAAAGACGAAAACACCGAAGAAATGTGCATAGACTTTAGTACCGGTACTTATATCAATCACGATGCAACTAGTATGTATTTTGATATGTTTATGGATGGACTACAACCTGAAAGGTATTACAGGTTATTAGTTAAAACTGAAGTTGACGGCTCTACTATTATTGCAGATACTAATGAAGTTTTTAAGGTAGTAAGAAATGGCTAAAAACGTAGAAATAAAAAAGACAGTCTTCGATAGAAAAGAGTATATCAGTACTATCGACAATAGGTTTAAATTCTTTAAAGAACCTGACCCTGTTGTTGATCCTGATACTGTCGAAGAACTTTTTAGACTATACGATAAATTATATATTACTATTCCTATAGAAGGCGTAGATAATTCTCACCAGTATTTAGTAGAAAGAAGTTCAGAATTATATAAAATTGATGCTCAGTTAGAAAGTATACAACCTCTGTTAGATGAAGTAGCTTCTTTAAGAAATCAAATACTAGAACAAAATAGACAGATACTTGAATTAGAAACTCAATTAGCTAACGGTGGAGAGTTGAATTTTGCAGATGCTGAACAAATGCAATTATTAAGAACTCAACTTGAAACTGCCAACGCTACTATTGCTACATTAGAAAACGCTAACTCTCTTGCTAATAGAGCAACTGAAATGGCTTCAAAAGCAGCAGAAGATGCGGCTAAAAAAGCTGAAGATGCAGCTAAGACCTCAGCAGAAAATCAAGCAAGAGCAGCTGCTGCAGCCTCATCAGCAAATACTACCGCAGCGGTTAAAGATATCAAAGACATGATGAATAAGAAAAATACTACTTTATATCATGCCAGAAGATTCTTGAAAAACCCTAAGAGAGAATGGGCTAGATTAATACATAGAGCTAGATTTAATGGCAGCTTTTACAATAACTTTAACAGAGCATATTCAGGTAGATACTGGTGGTTATTTGCAGAGGATTCAGATGAAAGAGAATACCCTTCAGTTAGGAGAAGAAGAGGCTATAGGTACGGTCAAAATGCTAAAAAGAACTTTTTGATAGCTAAAAATAAAAATCAAGCAGGAGATATGACTGTAGACTTTTTAGTAGACGAACTTAAACAAGGTGGATTTAAAGCGAATGAAATTAAAGACGCAATTGATTCTTATGGTAATTTAAAAGTTAGAACAAGAATAATTACATATAAAGATCCTGAAAGAGAAGACGATTTAGGATATAATTTTACAGGTTAGTAAATGGCAAATATAACATATACATTAATAGATAGAGATTTTGATTCTATAGAAGATAATGAAAATTACTCTTCCGCAGACTTGCGTCTAATAGATAACTATCAAATTAATAAAAATTACGACCCTTCCCAGCATTATATAGAAACACATTTTTATTCTGTGAATAATGAAAAAATATTTTCGTTATACGATTATAATATTTCTTCAAACGTTGAAACAGATGCTGAAGGTGCTATAACTAATTTTACCTTAGAACCTGAAGAAATTGCAGCTGAGAATGGATTTGTAGGAGTAGATCATAAAATAGTTTTTCATTTTTTAAATGATTTATATACTTTTGATAATAATAAACAAGAGTTTTATATTCACTCTATCTCTCAAGATAGAAAAGAAGTTCTACTATATACTGAAAAATTAGACATTAACAGGTTAATTAATAAGACCGAAGAGATAAAAGAAAATATTTCTTCTCAAACTTACTTTGAAGAGTATTGGTTAAACTGCGGTAATAATGATCTTTTTATAGTAACTAATGTAGATATATATGAACTTGACGACAAGTATACTATAGCATTAAAACTTTACGAAGAGCTTCCTGATAATATCTTAGTAAAAAATCAAGTACAGTTAGTTGAAAAAATAAGCGATTCAGTAGTAGTCGAAGTAGAAGTAGATATTGAAGAAGATCCAGTAGTTTATCCAACCTTAAAAGCTGCTAACTTTAATATAGAATTAGATACAGACGATTCTTCTCCTACAGAGTATTTTAATTATGATGAGCTTTTTAGTTATGCTAATTTAAATTCTAACAGAGAAATATTTAGTTACCTAAGTGAAAAAAGTGTTGATATAAACATAGATTACTCTGACTATTCTAACTTTATAAATTTTTCATCTGCTCAAGAAAGACTTAAAAACTTTAAATATAAGGTTCAACTTATACAAACTTATCAAGGAAGCAAAGACCAGCTTAGCAACACCTCACAAGCTTCTGGTAGCGAAGCTAGATACGATAGATTAATAAAAGGAGTAATAGATAATTTTGATCATTATGAAAGATACCTTTATTATGAAAGCGGATCTAACGCATGGCCTAAGTCTACAACTGTCAAACCTCATATAAATTTACATACTACATCATCTGAAGGTATAAGCTGGTATGCAAATCAACTAACTTCTGCGTCTATCTACGATACTTCTAACTACGATGTATTAACTAATGCTATACCTTCTTATATAGCAGAAGACACAAAGAATAACAGTGCTATCTTATTCGTTCATATGATAGGTCAACACTTTGATAACCTATGGATATACTCTAGAGCTGTTACTGATAAGTATGATAATGACAATAGGCTTAATGTTGGTATATCTAAAGATTTAGTTAGAGACGTACTTAAGAGCTTTGGAACTAAATTATACAACTCTGCAGAAGGTTCTAACGATTTATTCAATTATTTAATAGCTGATACTTACGACAGTGGAAGCTCAGAAGAAGTAGTAAATACTTTTTTACAGGTCCCCGGAATACCTTCGGACGCTCAACCTATTTCTAGAAAAGATTATGAAGGAGAAGTTTATAAAAGGATATACCATAACTTACCTTATTTACTTAAAACTAAAGGAACTGAAAGAGGTTTAAGAGCATTAATAAACTGTTTTGGAATTCCTTCTAGTTTTCTTACTGTTAAACAGTACGGAGGAGATATAATAGGTAAATCTAAATTTCTTGGCTTTGCTGAAGAAAAATCCTCAGTAGAAAAAATAAGAGTAGAAACTAGAGCAAGCGGGTCTGTTGGTAAGGTACTAACATCTAATAAATCTATTCAGAAAAAAGAAAATGATAGAATAAAAGATATCCATAGATTAGAAGTTGGTTTTTCACCGGCTGATTTAATTAACGATTACATTAAAACTCAACTTTCATCTACATTTGATATAGATGATTATTTAGGAGATCCTAGAGATTCTAACAAAGGTTCTTATAACGAATTAAATAAGTTTACAGAAGGTATTTTAATAAACATTGATCGAGTACAACTAAATGATTTTGTAAGATCATTAAAATTTTTCGATAATGTTTTATTCAAAATGATTAAAGACTTTGTTCCTGCATCCTCAACTCTTGATTCAGGTATAATTATAAAACCTCATGCATTAGATAGGTCGAAAGCAAAAACTCCTGAAATGTCTGGTACGAAGCCTGAATATACCGGAAGCATAGACACAGCATTTGTTACAGGATCAGACGGAGGAAGCTACCAAGTAGGTAAAAAGAATTTAAAAAAACTAAAAGATATAGAAGCTTACTGGCCTCAAAAAGTAGGAGGTATAAGTAACTTTACTTTTCAAGTAGATTTTTCAAACCCTACAACAGCTAACCCTGGAGAAATAGTTGTTAGAGGTACTGAATTTTATCATCCAGACGGTACAGTTTATACATTTCCAGATAACCATTTTTACGGTACTATATATACTCCATACGAAGGTACAACCTCAACAGACCTAGATTTTTATTTAATGTTTACTTCTGAATCAGCTGCTAATAGATTTGGAATAAATAATGGACAAGGAGGTTCAGGTCAATTAGATGCAGCTCATCCTCATATCGTTCCTATAGATTATAGTCCTCATGGACAGAATAGCTGGGTAGTACGAGATAATGTAGGTACTATATCTTCTTCTTTTACACCTTTAGCTAATGATGTAATTATTGCAGCAGCTACAATGGAAGCTGATACAGACGTATTAAGTTACTTTGTTAACTATACTAAAACTCTAAATACTGTTAAACCAGGAGAAAAAACCACGATATACAGAGAAGATATTAGAACTAAATCAGGTTCAGTAATTAAATGGACTGAAGATGAGTCTCCAAAACTAACTGGAGAATTGAGTGGTAGTTATATAGAAATAACTGACGGAGAACTCAACCCAACTAACTTATTTAAACAAGTAAACGTTCCAAGTTTAAATTACGATATAGTTTTTGTCGATGAAGGCGAAGATGCAATATATACAGCATTTCAAATGGATCCTACAGCAGCAAACGATGGAACTGCATCGTGTGCTACTAATAACAGTACTGCTACATACTATCACGACGATACCGGATCTTTTCCTAATACAGTAGGAACTTTCATTTACCTCGATATTGCAGGTAACTCTACATTTGGAGGTAATGCAGCTGCTAAATGGTATAAAATGCCTAATGGCCATAGCATTAGAGTAGGAGGAACAGGACAAGGTGCTGATCAAGGAAAAGTATTAGAAGTAGCAGATTGTAGCAAATTCGACTCTACTGCACCAGCTGGATACACAGCAACCTGGAATCTTGGTACTGGAACTGTTATAAACTCAACTAATAAAACAGCAGCAGCATTTTATATATACGATGGTGAATTAGGTGCATCATATCACGCTACAGCATCTATAGGGAGTGATAAAGTTAACGCTACAGGAACAATTACAAACGCTACTACTCAATCAGCTACTATAGACGTTTCTTCTATACCAGACGGTTCAAATGTTTTACTAGATGTATTCTTAAAAGATGCTAATAATAATGCTGGTTCATTTGCTACTAATAAAGGAGGTGTAACAGCTACAGATACTAATACTTTAACTGCAAGTTTATTAGATACTTCAGTACCTAACTTAAGCAGTGTAGAATTTACTAACAGTACATACTCTATTGGAGAAACTACAAACTCTACGGGTACTTTGTATGTTAAAGTTTCTGGAGTACCTAATAATGAAAGAGGAACTATAAACTTAACTTTACAGAGCACAGGAGGAGGAACTCCTTATTCAACTGCTATAGCATTTAATAACTTAAACACACATACAGCAACCGCTACTTTAGCAATAACTTATTTTGCTCACGGCTTACCTAACGGTACAGTTTCAGTAACTGCACAAGCTGTAGATCAAGCAGGTAACACCGGAAATCAGGTTACAGATTCATTGGTAATGAACGTACAAACAGGTCTAATATCCGGAGGTACAGCTAAATCCTCATCATCAGGGTTTGTGTACCTTGGCGTAAGTACAACACCTCAATCGTTAAGTTGGAATATAACTAAAAATCAAACCTGGGTTACTTTAACCAATGGTACAGGTACAGGTAATGGTTCATTTACATTATATTTTGGAAACAACAGTTCTACGTCCTCTAGATCAGTTCAGCTATTTTTAAAGACAGGAAATACAATACTAGATACACATATTATTACTCAAAATGGAACAACATCAAGTGGAGGTGGTGGAGGTTGTGTCGCACCTAATGTTATGATATTAATGGCAGACGGAACTACTAAAAAAGCAGGTTTATTAGCAGTAGGAGATGAAATAAGAACTCAACAAGAGACTTCTTTAGAATGGGTTAATGCTAGAGTTAATGAAAAAAAATCTCTACATAGCACTAGAATAAAAGTATTTGCAGGAGATAAAGAAATTGTAGTTTCACCAAATCATAGATTTTATGTAGATAATAAAGATGAATATATTGCAGCTAATTTATTAGAAGAAGGAGATATACTATCAGGAAATGAATTTATAAAGTACGAAGACTATAGCGATGGTGAGGTATTAAAGATATCTGTAGAAAATGCATTTACTTATGTATCTAATGATATTTTATCTCACAATGTTAAATTTATGCAAGATCAACAGAACTCATCAAATGTTCAATAAAAATACTAAAACTATATTTATAATAAAGTAAAAGATGCCAGGACAAGGAGTATTTTCTAACACAGCCCCAGCAAGCGGAACCATTACAGTTTTGCATAAAGACATTAATGGTCAACAGCAAATTAAAGCTATCAATGTATCTAATACAGATATAGATGGGGACAACATTGCCTTATCTTTAAATGAATTAAGCAAAATTACCCTACCTTTAACCGGTTCTGGTAATGTATCGTTAGATATTTTAGATATAAACGAAAAAAGTGGATACTTCTTTTTAGATGTAGATAATAAAATTATTAACTCAGTATCTGCTAGTAACAACGCTAACATTGCTATATCTCCTTACCTAACAGAGCCTTTCTTCTACAACAATTATAACGCAGTATTATCTAACGCTGAAAACCCCGAAAGTAATTTCTTAAGATTTGATGTTGATAGAAGTAGCGGACAAGTAAGACCAAACAACTTTAATGCAATTGCAGGAGTTGGAGAACAGGTATTTACTATGAACTATGAATTAGCTACTGGAGGTATAACTCCTTTTATAGAAGAAAGCGACTATAATACTACTAATAATGCAATACATGGAGCACTTACTTCTTCTGTACAAAGCTTTTTCAATAATAGAGACTTAGAATTGAGAGTTTTACAATTCGATTTAGAAAGAGTATTAGGTTTTCCTCAAAAATCAGTTATAAGCGTTCCTGAAACTGCATACGATAATTCAGCATATACACTACATGCTACTTCTTCATTAATCATTCAGGTAGATGATAATGCGAATTTTAATAATGCTAATAGTCATAGAACTACTCATACGTTAGCAACTCAAACTTATACTGATAGAGATTTAAACTTTACTTATAATCCTTTACAGTTATCTATAACTTCAGGTAGCTTTACATCAGGTAATGTATTTGTAAGAATAAAACAAGAAACTGAAATTATTTCATTTAATACAAGCTTAAGACAAACTATAACTTTTAGACCTTTCTTTACTAGTAACGAACTTGCTTTAGAAAACTTTTTAACCGTAAGCCAATACTTTAATGATCAAGTTCCTTATGCAGCACCTGCCTTAGTACAAGATTCAAGTTATACAGACACAGGGTTAACCAATGCAAGATATAACGGTACTAAGACTAACTCAGCAGATTATGGGGGTATAGATCCTGCTTTAAGTGCTACTACATTTCAAGGTAAAGAGTACAGGTTAGAGGAAACTTCATCTTTTATATGTGGTCAGAGCTTATCAGATCGAGGTGAATTAGAAGATTATTTATTCATAGGCTCTGGAGAGCTACCAGGAGTTTTAAGTTCTGAAGTAGGAACTATAACAAGTAGTGCACTTTATAATTCAACCGCAGGTAATACTGCTCAAAATATAATTTCTTCTAATAGCGATAATTCTTTCTTATTAAGAGGATTACCTCAAAACTTAGCTACTTTAGAAGTAGGAGAACTCTTAACCTTAACCTCAGGTAGTAATCAAGAAACTGTTCAAGTACTAAATATACTTAATGTAACTAGAACTTTCATAGGTTTAACCACTACTCAACTTAATATTAAAGAAATAATAGTTAGTAGAGCGTTTTTAGGAACTACAGCACAAGCATCGTTCGGTGATCAAACCGTAGTAAGTAGATTCTCAGGTACTCAAATATTTAAAATAGAAGGCAATAGAATACTTTCTGTTTCAAATAAACGTATATGGATAAAAGATAATAGAACATTAATTAATACAGGTGACAGAGGATTTGTTGTTTCTTCGTTTACTTGTCCAGCATAACAACAATAAAAGTATAAAACAATATATTTATAATAAATAAAAAAGTTAGAAAATGGGATACTTAAATAACTCAGTCGTAACAGTCGACGCAATCTTGACCAAAAAAGGAAGAGAGCTACTAGCGAGAGGAGATGGATCTTTTCGTATCACCCAGTTTGCATTAGCAGATGATGAAATAGACTATACACTGTATAATACTACGCACCCATCTGGTTCTGCATATTACGGTGAGGCAATCGAAAACATGCCATTGTTAGAAGCATTTCCTGATGAAACTCAAGTAATGAAATACAAATTAGCTACCTTACCAAGAGGTACTGCTAAACTACCTATAATAGAAGCAGGATATGCATCTATCACTCTGAAGCAAGGAGCTTCATTAACTATTACTCCTCAAACATTGAACTTTTTAGGAACTTCTCAAGCATTTGAATCAAGTGGGTATACCGTAACTATAGCAGACGTAAGATTGCTTTCTAACTTTACAGGTGTAGGTATCAACACAGCAGATGCTGAAAGACTAAATGCTACTACTACTTTAGGTACTAACGTATCTAAAACAGTAATTGGTACTTCAATCAATTTAACAGGAACAACTATTAACACGTTGTACGGATCTTCTAGTACTTCTTTAACAAGTACAATCACTATTATTGGTAGAGATAGTGGTGCTAGAGTAACGATTCCAATTAACGTAACTAAAATAAATTAATAAGATATGTCATTTAAACCATTCGATAACGAAGACGTAATTGTAAGCTCAGATTCTATATCATCTACCGTATGGAGTACTGATACGTATGAACTCTCTGCATTTTTTACTTCCTCTACACAAGAGTCAGCAACAAGTGGAGACTACTACTTAAATGTATATCAAACAGGTTCAGATTTATCTAACTCTGCTGTACAGTTTTCTATTGCTTATGCTAACAGTTCAGGAGTTGGTTCTAGTCCATTTAATTCAAACGTTGCAGGTAAATCACCTTCTTCAACTATATACGGTCAATATAGATCGTTAGTTATAGGCGATGAGGAACAAGATATTCTTTTTGGAGGATTGCCTTCTACTAAAGGATTTTTTGCAATTTCTGTTGATAGAGCCAGATATAAAGAAAAATTAATGCCAGGTACTTTTAATTTAAAACTACATGCTGGTTCTCAAACTATAGAATTAACAGACAACAGTGGTCAAATATCCACAGTTGCATATAGTGATGCAGGAAGAGTATATGAAATTATATCTGGATCTAATGGAGTATCATTTGACGGAGGTAACGGATATTCAACTGCAAATAGCTATGCAGGTTCATTTGGTAAATTCTTACCAGATATCGGCGTTATACTACTTAACGGACAAGCATTAGATAACCACTTAACGAGTTTATCCTTTACTACAGGTTCAGCTGATAATAATGGTGCTAACAATGGAATATTATTTGGAGCTTTAAATCACGGCTCAGCACAATCATTTAAATTGAATTCAGAAGAAACTATATCTTCTAATTATGTATTTGTAAGAGTTAGAAATAGTGAGTTTAATTACTCCAATAACCCTTCTAATATTACAGGTTCAGGGGAGTTAAGACATAACTCTATGGTGAATAACCCACAGGCTTATATCACTTCTGTTGGTCTTTATAATGATAATAACGATCTATTAGGTGTAGCTAAATTATCTAAACCATTACTTAAAGACTTTACTAAAGAAGCCTTAATAAGAATCAAACTTGATTATTAATGAATGGCTGCTTACAAAAAATTAAAAAAAGAAGATTCATACTTAACATCGTATGTAGCTCATAAAACTTTCACTGTTAGTGGAAGTCAACATGATGAATTCGGTGTAGAAACATATATAGGAATCTCTGGTTCTGGTGAATGGTTACCGAGTACCGCTGATAAAAGATTAGGAGGTACTAATTACGAACACTATACAAGGTTAGTTTATAATAGTATAAATCATTTATATTATTCTGGATATAACGATTTAGGTATGCCAACAACCAGCTCTAACGATTTGTCTGGTTCTGCATATGAAAATTATATGCAAAGCTCTTATACTGCTAATCAAAGAAGAGCACAAGGAAAATTCACAGTAATATCAGTACCGCAAGAATTATTTGGAGTTTATATTAAACCAGGAAGCGTTATTATATCTCCACCTACATCAGTTTCTTCATCTAATTATGCTTTTACTAGTAGCGATGCTACCGGTAATTATGCATCAGAAAGCTTTGCTGAAGAAATAGATACACTATACGGTGGTGCAGTAGAGTTACAAGATGACGAGTATGTACAAGATGAAGAGACATATATTAATGAAACTGTAGAAGAATTTGTGATACCGGGTTTTGATGATTATAAAACAACATTAATAGACGACAGTAACGGTAATTTAATCCTTTCAGCCTCTCAACCACAAAGAGTAGTAGGAAATGTAATATATTCTCACGGTCTTATAGTTATAACTAATCCTCAAGTAGGAGCATACTATGCAAACTATTTTTCCGGAAGTATTACTTGGCAATCATCTCAACCTATTTATACATATAATTACCACTGTCCTGTAAAGGAAAGTGAATTTAACTTCAGTTCGAACCCTTCTATATTAAAAGATAGTAGCGGTTCCTTAGCAGATAATGCTACTGGAAGTTACTTTAACCCCTACTTTACAACAGTAGGATTATATAACGATGCTAGTGAATTAGTTGCAGTAGCAAAAATGGCTCAACCGATACCAGTATCAGACAATAACGAAACAACTGTAGTAGTAAAACTAGATATTTAACCATGGCTATAACATTAAGAACTAATAAAGGATCTGCATTATCATACGAAGAATTAGATATTAATTTTCAAAGTTTCTTCTATTCAGCTTCTGTACCATCAGATTCTTCTTCCTTATCTCTATACTATACTGGTAGTGCTTTACAATCTGCCGGGGTAGTAAATATTCCTTTGAATACTTTTACCGGCTCTGTACAAGTAGCTGGAAACGTAAGTGAACTTCAATATAAATTAAACGGAACTCAGTTCGGTGGAGCAACTGGATTAGTTTATGATTCTTCAAACGTAGGTTTAGCAATCAATACCTCTTCTCTAGAAACTGGTGAAAAATTAAGAGTAGATGGAGGTAAAGTAGTGTTAGAAAATAGTACACTGGCTATCGCTCAAGGTAGCGTATCATCGAGTTTCTCTATGGGAGGTACTACTAAAGACTTAACTGTTAGAAATCATCACGCTGATAGTAATGCAGATATAATTTTTGAAACTAATAACGGTAATGAAGTTTTAAGATTAAAAGGTAGCGGTAATATTACACATAAAGGATCTGATTCATCTTTGGGAGATTTCGTTGTAAGTGGAAGTATTATTTTTGGAAAAACTCATGAGGATATTTACAGATCAAAACTTTTTACTTGGGACTCAGGTAATCCAAGAATTGAAAGTAATACAGGGAATAATCTATTAGTAGGTAATGAAAGAGGTATTATATTAGAAGGTCCTCAAAATGCACACGTAATAGTAGGGGTACAGTCTGCTACAGGAAATGATTCTTTTTCAATAATTTCAGCACCTCCAACTGCAAGCAATGAACCTACCTACGATAGATTAGTTGCTCATTTCGGTGCAAACGGTAATGTAGGTATTGGAACATCCTCACCTGCAGGTAAGTTACATGTAAATGGTAATATAACAGGTTCTGGTAATCTTGCAGTAAACGGTACAGGAACTATAGGAGGAATATTATCTGGTAGTGCAGACTTGTATATTAGCGGCTCCTCAACTTTATCTGGTTCAGTTACTCTTAATACAGTAGGAAATGCTGCAACTGCAGATCATTACGATTTCTTAGTAGTATCACAAAGTAAAATAGTTAAACAGGTTAATGCAGCACCAATTCCACTAGGAGGTATAATAATGTGGTCAGGTAATATGAACGCTATACCTTCAGGATTTACTTTATGTGACGGTAATAGCGGCAACACAGTAAACGGATTAACTATACCAGACCTAACAAATAAGTTTGTAGTAGGAGCAAGTAATAGTACAGGAACACCTACAACTACTGTTTCTGGTAGCGCAGTTGCAACTGGAGGGGATATATCACACAATCACGGAGGTAATGCAGGTACTACTGCTTTAACTACTTCTCAAATACCTTCACATACTCATACATACAAAGATTCTTATTTTATAGAAATACATAGTGTAGGAGTAGGAGCTGGTGGGGCTATAGGTGGAGTAGATTATGTAGGACCTACTAAATATAAAGGAAGTGGAGACAGTGATAATGATAATACTAGAGTTTATTGGAGAAACGGAACTAGTAATTCTACCGGTGGTGGCGGAGGTCATAACCACACTATACATACAGATCATCACGTACCTCCATTTTTAGCTCTAGCTTATATTATGTATACGGGCTAATAAGCGAATTGGAGCGTATTTATAATAAAGGACAGACAGAATGGCTATAACTTTTAGAGACGAGAAAGGAGCTCCTCTAACTCATGAGGAATTAGATGCTAATTTTAGATCGTTTTTCTTTACTGCTTCATTTAGTGAGAATAATTTATCTCTTCAAAGAAAAGATGGCGTAACGATTAACGTTCCTGTTGGTGGTCAAGCATTTGCTGACTTCCAAGAAAACGGTGGATCTATTGGAGACGTCTTTATAGCTGATAGTCAAATTACTGGTAGTAGAATGATTATTGACCTATTCAATGGTCAATTTTATGATAAAACTAAAGCTCCAAATTCTGCAGGCGGAGGACTAACCTCAGACGAATGGTATATAGACTTCGATCCTGCATCAACAGCTCCTTATTATGTACACTTCGGACCTAACTTTGCTATTTCTTCTAGCGGGTATATGTTCGCTTCTGGAGCTAGACTTGAAGGAGATGTAACAGCCTCTTCTGGTTTGATAGCTGGATTTGGCATAACCCCGGACGCTATACACGGTCCTTTAACTTTAGGGACACCTAACTTCTTTATATCAGGAGCAGCGTCTAATACAGATCATTTTATCTCAGCATCTAATTTTAGTTTAAAAGGTAGTGGTGATATAACAGGATCAGCAGTATTATTTAGCGGTGGTACTATAGCAGGATGGACCATTACTAACTCAGAAATACGTAAGTCATCTAATATAGTGTTAGATGCTACGAACGAAAGTATTTCTATTAAGAGTTCTACTTTCGGTAATCAAGGTATTCAATTACAACATAATAGTGGAACTCCGAGATTTTATGTAGGAGATGGAGCATCAAGTTTTGCTAAATTTGACGGCACTGATGTAAGTATATCAACTAAGCTATTAGAAATATCTGCTTCTAATATAGAGATATCTTCAACACATGCTTCTATGTCATTAGGCGGTGGTAGTGTAAAACTATTAGGAGCTTCTTCAGCTATAGAAGTTGGTACTACTAACAAATTTAAAATATCAGGAAGCGCTGAAGACGCAATGATAGTTGCAGGAACTAAAACAGGTTTTGCTACTAACGATGCTGGATTGATATTAGGTATGGATGCAGCTGTTCCTACGCTGGATCTTACCAAGGATGCTAGTAACTACCTAAGGTTCAATACAACAAGTGGTATTGATATTAAAACAGATACTTTTAAGTTAGATACAACTAATTTTGATATTGATACTTCTACTAAAAGATTAACTATATTTAAACCTTCTGGGCAAGAAATAATTAGATTAGGAGAAATATCTAATGCCGCAGGAGATTTATTTGGTTTAAAAATATACGATGGTGCAGGCACCGGTTCTAATAATACCATTGCTCAATTCGGTCAGCAAGGTAACAAAGTTGGTGGATGGGAAATAACAGGCGATCAAATAAGATCAATTCCTGCTGCCGGCTTTGGAGGTTCTTATGCTGAAGGTGAAACAGGTTTAATAATTAATTCATCAGGCACTATAGAATCATCTAACTTTGTAACTAATGTTAAAGGTTGGAGAATAGATACTTTAGGAAACGGTTCTGCTGAGTTTGAAAATATGAGAATACGTGGTACATTAAAAACTACTGTATTCGAAAAAGAAAGTGTTAACGTTGTTGGTGGTCAGCTAATGGTTACTAACGCTTCTACTATACAGCCATTAAGATCTGCAGAAGGAACTATTATAGCCGGTTCTTCTTCATATGCTGCTAACGCCGTTACTCTTTCTTTAGCTAACGTATCAGGATTTGAAACAGGAGAAATATTAAAAGTAAAAACTGTAGATGATACAGGATTCGGAGTAGAGTATTTATACGTTTCTGGTACGAAAAGATATTCAGAGGACAATGCTTTAAGTTACAATACAGGTTCAATAGACCCTGATGGATTAGCAGGAGAAATTTATGTAGAGAGAGGTTTTGGAGGAACTCCTGCTGTTTCTTCATCTATCACTACTGTATCCTCGAGTGTAGATACGGCATCAGAAACTACTATCGAAGTAGTTAGTTCAACCGGATTGAACTTACAAGATATTATCAAAATTGATAATGAAAGATTAAAAGTTACTGCTATTAATAATAAAGTATTAACAGTTATTAGAGGTTATCACGATAGTGTTGCCGATTCACATACTGTTGGAGATACTATATTTAAAATAGATACCGATAAAGAATTTTTAAGCGGCCTCGTATCCGCAGCACGTCCTCTAAACGAAGGTCAAGTAATATTATCAACAGGTGTATTTAATCCAGCTACAGATATATCTTCCGGGTATATAATGATGAATGCTAATCCTAGAGATATTTCTACTCCTTATATGGACATAGTAGAAAGAACAGGATCAGGGGTTTATGACTTAGAATTAAGATCTAGATTAGGAGACCTATCAGGATTATCCTCAGGGTACTTATACGGTAATAATGAACCAGGATTTGGTTTATATACTGAAAATGGATTTTTTAAAGGGGCTATTACTGCCGATACAGGTTCTATTGCAGGTATACTTCATGTAGCAACTACAGCAGGAGGATTAGAAACAGGTCAAAAAATATCTATAGGTAGAAAAGTATCAGGCACAACAGGAGCTTTCAACGACGGTATATTTGTAAATAATAATAACTACTGGTATACAGACGGTGCTTGGAAAGTAGGAGGATCAGATAACTTTATATCTCTAGATAATTTTACAGACGGAAACTTAGTTATTAGAACAGAAACGTTTACGTTAGATACTCCTACGTTTATGATTTCTAGTTCCTTAAATAATGGAACTTTAACTGCAGGTACTAACGCAAGTTCTATAACAACAACATCAGGAACAGGAGTTTATATAGATGGAAATGGTAAATTTAGAGTAGGAACAGCAACTAGCGGTAACAACTATATTTACTGGGACGGTAGTACTTTAAATATCAAAGGTGCTATAGATATAACAGGCGGTACCGGTGCAACTACTGCTGAGTTGAATGCTGCAACAGCTTCTCTATCAGGATCTTTAGCATCAGAAATATCGTCATCAGATGCTTCTTTATCTAGCTCTTTAGCTACCACAGCTGATACTTTAGATGCAAAAATATTTACTGACAGTTCAGGTAGAGCTGTTAGACCTCCAACTGCTTCTGCTCAAGGTCTTTATATGACCTCTACTAATTTAGGTTTCTATAAAGGTGGGGAATGGGCAACTTATATGGATAACGAAGGAGACTTTTTCCTTACAGGTTCAGCCGGTAATAAACTTGCTTGGGATTCTTCAGCGGGTAGTTTAGAAATAAAAGGTAGTATAAATATTACTGGAGGTAATGCCGCAACTCAAACCTTTGCTTCTCAAAGTGCAGCAGCAGCTGAATCAGCTTCTTTAGCTGCGATAACAGATGTATCTTCATCATTAAGTTCATCGATTAGTTCTTCTACCGCTACTTTACAAGACGGATTAGATTCTGCTAATAACGTAATATCAGGTAAATCAGCTATATTTAGATCACCAAATCCACCAACAGCAACAGCTATCGGCGATATGTGGATTGAATCAGATGAAGGAAATAGAGTAAGAATTTGGAACGGATCAACTTGGGCAATAACTCCTGATGGTACTTATGACCAAACAGTTCTAATTAATACTACATCTGCTTCTTTATCATCATCAGTAGCTTTAGATATATTTACAGACTCTACAGGTAAGTTAGTACAAACTCCTGATACTTCTTCAGGTACAGCCGAAGGATTATTTTTAGGAGATACTAATTTAGGATTCTATTCTGGTAGTCAGTGGAGAACCTATATGGCTAATAACGGTAACTTCTTTTTAACTGGTAGTGATAGTCAATTCTTATCTTGGGATGGAGGACAATTAACTATTAAAGGATCTATTAATATAGTGTCCGGTAATGCAGCAACTACATCTTCCGTAGCATCAGCACAAACAGCAGCACAGAACTTTGCTGCTACTGCTGCAGCTAATGCTGTAACAAGTGGAAGTAATGCAGCATCTACTGCCGAAGCTAATGCTTTAGCAGCTACAAATGCAGCAACTGCCTCTTTATCTAGTTCCCTTTCTGCTTCTATAGCAGCAACAGATGCAACAGCACTATCAGTTTCAGCTTCTCATGCTGCAACAGCTAATTCATTTAACGGAGTACTATCAGGAAAAAATTCAGTATTTAGACAAAACGATGCTCCATCTACATCAGGACGTACACAAGGAGATATGTGGATAGATGATAATGATGCAAATAGACTTTATATTTTTAGCGGTTCAACATGGGTTACAGCTTCAGATGCTACCTTTGATCAAACAGCTTTAATTAGCTCTACATCTGCTTCATTCGCTTTAGATACCTTTACAGACAGTACCGGTAGAATAGTATCTACTCCTAGTACAACACAAGCCGGTCTATACTTAGGAGATTCAGCTTTAGGTTACTATAACGGTAGTAAGTTTGCTACTTTTATGTCTAATAACGGAAACTTCTTTTTAACTGGAAGCGGTACTAATAAGTTAGCATGGGATGGTGGTACCTTAACTATAGCAGGAGATATAAACATATTAGGAGGAAATGCTGCTACGACAGCTTCAGTTGATGCAGCAACAGGTTCTCTATCAGCATCATTAGCAACAGGTATATCAGCTTCAGTTGCAGAAACCTCTGCTTCAGCAGCATCAGCACAGCAAACAGCAACCGCCGCTTCAGGAACAGCAACACAAGCTAGTCAAAACGCAAGTACAGCTCTAACTAGAACAGTTGATAATACCGGTAAGATTACTTTTAACCCTACACCAAGTGGAACGGGATTATTTATGAGTGCAAATAACTTAGGTTATTACGATACTAATAAATGGAAAGCTTATTTATCTTCTTCTGGAGAATTTTTCTTAACAGGAAGTGGAAATAGTGGATTAGTATGGGACGGAACAGATTTATCAATTGATGGTAGTATAATAGCTAGAGACGGTTCTATCGGAGGTATTGAATTAGATGCTACTAAAATGTATATAGGTTCAGGTAACCATAATAATGCAGATACTAAATTCTATACTGACAATACGGGTAAGTTTTCTCTTGGTAATGCATTATCATGGGATGGAACAACCTTAACTATATCCGGTAGTGTTACCGTAACTAATGAAAATGATTTTGCTTCTCAAGCAGAATTACAAACTGTTATTAATGCTACTTCATCGTTAGCTAATCCTGATTCTTATTCATTTGGTCCTTCAGGCCAACCAGGATTTGCTTTAGCTGCTATTACAGGTAGTATAACAGGAGCAGGATTATTCTTTGATTCAGAAAAATTAGGATTCCATAGTGGTAACAACGGTACGTTCTTAACCTATATGGATAAAGAGGGTAACTTCTACTTAAGCGGAAGTGGAGATCAAGGTCTAGCATGGAATGGAAGTAGATTAATTATTGGTAATAAAGGATTAGGTCCTTCATTAACTTATCAATTTAGCGGCTCATTAGATAGTTCTACTTTCGTATCAGAAAACGGAACAGGAGCGTTAGCAACAGCAACTCTAACTACACCGGTATTAGGAAATAGATTCAATAATAATAACGATGCACACGATGCAGGGTTCCACTCAGATGCAATTTTTGCCAGAAGTGACTCTCCTATATTTGAATTTGATATAGTAGCAGGTTCTACGAATCCACGTACTGCAATTGGTTTATTTAGAGATACACCAAGTAACTTCGGAAGAGGTCAAATGTCTCATGCCGTAGTAATGGATAATGGTCAGTTTAGTATTTTTGAAAAGAAAGCAAGTGATTCATTTGGTGTTGAAATAAGAACTCAGCAACAGTTAATGGGTACTACAAATGCTCAATGGACTGACGATACAGATTTCTCAGATAACCAACAATTTAGAATTAGAATTAGATTATTACCTACAGGAGCTAGATATACAGTATTTAAAGACGGTAATTTTATAACACCGTTATTTGTATACGATTCTATAACTAACGGCGTAACAGAAGCATTTGTAAGACCAGGAGCTAGTTTCTTTTATTCATCAACTTCTGCACAAGTACTTTTCCAAGCAATGGCTGGAGGTCATAGTTTAGGTAATACTACTAAGATTGCTGGTGATATGATTCAAACAGGACTTATTAAGTCTAATAATCATTCAGGTAATACTAACGGTAATGCATTTACTTCAGCAGGTACAGCTATTGATTTAGATGGTGGAGCATTTACTTCAACACATTTTAGAATAACTAATTATGGTGCAGCAGTATTTAAAGGATCGCTAGACGCTGCGACTGGTAGATTTGACGGTTCGTTACAAATAGGCTCGGGTGATGATATATTTATGGCATCTCCTAATATAGGTATACATTTAGGAAATGCATCATTTAATTCAGCTCCTTTCAGTGTTACAAAAGGAGGTTTGTTAAAAGCTACTTCAGGTACTATAGGAGGTATTAATTTAGGTACATCTAAAATCTTTATAGGAACTGGTACTCATAATAATGCAGATACTAAATTCTATGCTGACAATACAGGTAAGTTTTCTCTTGGTGATAAACTATCTTGGGACGGAACTACTTTAAGTATCTCAGGTAATATTAATATAACAGGGGGTAATGCAGCAACAACAACAGCATTAAATAGTGCAACAGCTTCTTTAAGTTCTTCTATTAATGAATCACAAATTTTAGCTGCTAACTTAAGCTTAACTAGTAACTTAGAACTTGTAGGTAGATCAGTTAGAAAAATAGCTAATGATAATTCCTGGAATGGTGAAATGAAATCTCTACACGGTCAAGCAGGAAGTGCAGAAGTAATATTCAGAGTAACTAATGTTGCATCTAGTAGAAGATTTATGATGGGTCTCAACACTGACCCTTCTACTAATACTAATTATACAAGTATAGATCATGCCTGGTATATAAATGGTACGACTTCTCAAATTTACCAAAACGGTAATAGCATACAGACATACGATTCAATAAGTAACGGGGACGTATTTAAGATATGTTATGATGGAGCTACAATAAAATATTACCATAATAATACGCTAAAAAGAACAGAAAGTAATCAAAGTGCTACAACAACCTATTACTTAGATTCTTCATTCTTCGATGTAACGAATGACCCTATCTTAGATTGGTTTGATTTTAGCGCAGGAGCAGGTGTTAATGCTAACTTCGATGATGGCTTTGTTGGAGGATGGACAATTGATTCAGATGCAATCTTCTCTGGTACTAAAAATACTTCAGGATTTAATACCAATGTAGGTATTACTTTAAGTTCTGCAGGTAGTATACATTCAAAAGGTTTCTTTATCAGTCAATCAGGAGATGCTCAATTTCAAGGGCTAGTACAAGGTTCCGGTATTACTGGTAGTTTGATAGTAGGTACTAGTATAGTAGGTGGTAATATAGAAGGTGGGAATGTAATAGGAGGTAATATAAGTGTCCCTACTGCTGCTGCACCTAAATTCTCGGTAAATAGCGAAGGTATTATGACAGCAGAGGATGCTGCTATAACAGGTGAAATAACCGCTACTTCAGGTAGAATAGGTGATTGGATAATCGACCAAAGTACTAATGCATTAAGAGACGACAATAGCGAAATAATTTTTGAACCTAATATACCAGAAATTCAAATGTTTTCTGGTGCTGAGAAAAAAGTAATTATATCTCCATTAGATGAATTAACTCCTATTGCTGATACTACTACAAATGTTGATATGGGGAGTATACCAAGCTCTGGAGGAAACTGGTCTACTTTAACTTCTACTACTTCGGTATCTAATCCAACATACGGAGTTGTAGGAGGTAGTGCCTTATCAGGATTAGCTACGGCATCTATACAAGGCCCAGATGCTTCAAGTAATACTTTTACAGCAGATGCTAAAGGTACGTTCGAAATTACCTTAGACGTCCCAGCCTTTACAGTTAAAAGACCTTCAGTTTCAGCATCAGGTTCAACTGTTAATCCAACTTATAATGCATCTTATAATAATCAAACACATGGTTATATTACTCCTGTAAAAGCATTCTTAGGTGCTGATTTATATTTATGTGCTTTCGATTCTTCCAATAATGAAATTGGATCAGTAATATTAGGATCAGCATATAAGTTTGGAAACTCAAGCGCTTATACCTACAGTCAAGCATCAGGAACATCAAGTGGTAATAGCTCCGGTGGTTATGGATCCGGGGGGAGTGGATTTAAAACTCCATTTGACATTATTGAAGCACAACAATCTGTTGAGGAAACTTCTTTAGTTACTTTAGGTAACGGTGATACTAAATTAGCTAGAGATTTACAAGAAGGAGATGAATTAAAAGTATGGGATTATACTAAAAACAAATTTGTTACCGATAAAATAAGTAGAGTAAATAAAGCTACCAGAGCTGAATATTTTGAAGTTGAAGTAGATAATAAAGTAATTAAAGTATCATGTGGTCATGAATTTTGGATTGAAAATGGCGAAGCTTTAAAAGTAGATGAAGTTAATCCTGGGTTTACTAAAATATTTATCGACACAGGAAACGGAATAGAAAAAAAATTAGTTACTAAAAGAGAATTAGTAAAAGAAGAATTAAATGTAGTTTCTATAAAAATTCCTCCTCATGTTAATTATATAGCAAATGGAATAATACATCACAATACTGCTGCATTTAGTTGGAACAATAATGTACAATTTGCAGGTTCTACTGGTACACAATCTAACCAAGCTGCAGAAAACGGCAAAAAAGTTCTTCTGACTATATCGGAAAGCGGAACTATAAAACTGAGATACAAATGGCTTTTAAAATCTTCTGCTGCTAGAAACCATACAACTAATGCTTCAGGTATTACTTCTTATACGACTTCTAACTTTAGCGTAAGTAACCAATCTCAGACTTTTGATTCAGTTGGTTCATTTGATACTCAAGTACAGGTTAAATTGCCTACTAACTTCGTAGAATTAAAAGCCGGGGGATTACAAGTAGTTTCAGGTGCAGACAAATATATTAAAGCTGTAAGACAAGATGCAGGTATAACAGGTAAACAAACTATATTCCAGGTTAAAGGTGGAAACCTATTAGCTGATGATTTATTACCTAATACAAACAGTACTAGCACATCTACAGGATTCGATCTCGGAGCTAACGGTAGTAGGTGGAGAAATCTTATAGTATATAGAATTTTTGCTAGAGATAATATTACTGCATTTACAACATCTACTTCTTCTGATATAAGGTTGAAAGAAAATATAAGACCTATTACAGGAGCATTAGATAAAGTATTAAACTTACAAGGAGTATCATTTGATTGGAAAGATAAAGAAAAAGGTAGTTCCATAGGATTTATTGCACAAGATTTTGAAAAGCAACTTCCTGAATTAACTTATACTGATACTACTAATAATTTAGATGATGATATAAATGATGTAAAAACTATCGATTATTCTGCAACGGTAGCGGTACTTACTGAAGCTATAAAAGAACTAACAGCTAAAGTAAACGAGCTAGAAAAGAAGTTAGAATCTAAAAACTAACTACTATGGCATTACAAACATCAGGAGCGATTTCTTTAGACGATATACACGATGAAGCAGGAGGCACTTCAGGAACTCAATGCTCTATAAATGATTCTGATATTAGAGGTTTAGATGAAGCATCAGGTAAAACTATTAATAATACTGCAGACACAGAGATTGATTTTGATGATTTTTACGGAGCTGAAATTCCAATAACTAGTGGCAATGGCGGTTCATCAGGAGGTGGATGCTTAGTTTTCGGTACTTTAATTAGTATGGCAGACGGTACAAAAAAAGCTATAGAAAATATAGTAGCAGGAGATGAAGTTGTATCTTATAATATAGATGGTTTAGGTACTGAAGAAGAATGGGTAAATTGGTTTAGTAATAACCTTTCAGGCACTTTAAGTACTTCAACAGTAATTGAAAACAGATTAGCTACATATCATCACTACTACTTAATTAACAATCTTATCAAAGCTACTTGGGAGCAACCATTCTTGATCAATAGTAATAATATACGGTTTACTTTAACAGAAGATTTAAGAGTAGGAGAATTAATTTTTAGCAAAGATGGAGAATGGATAGAAATAACTAGTATAGAAAGAATAGAAGAAAGTATACAAACTGGAGTACTAGATGTAGAAGATGTAGATACTTATTTTGCTGAAGGTTTTTTAACTCATAATGTTGAAGAAGATTTAAAACAAAAAGAATAATAGTTGTTTTTATTAAATTAATTTCTTATATTATTAGATTATGGTTACAATACCAGGTTGGACATATAAATCATATTACGTAACTGATATAGATGATATGCCTAAAGGTACGTATGGTTTCATTTATGAAACTAAACATAAACCTACAGGTAAAAAATACATCGGTAAAAAAGTTCTTTTCTTCGAACGTAATAAAAGATTAGGTAAAAAAGCTTTAGCAGCATTAAAAGAAGAAAGAAAAGCAAAAGGTATAGGAGGAAGAGTACCTCTTAAACAGAAAGTTATTACCGAATCTGATTGGAAAGATTACTACGGATCTCATAAAGACATTTTAAAATTACTTAAGGAAGGTGATCCAATGGACTTTGAAAGAAGAATCTTATGTTACGTTCCTAATAAAAAGCTATTAACATATTTTGAATGTAAATACCTATTTATAAATGAAGTACTAGAGCAAGATGACGTTTATATTAACGATAATGTTCTAGGAAAATTTTATAGAAAAGATTTTATTAAATGAAACTAACTGATATAATTCTCGAACAAAATCGTTATAATGACGACGGATACGATGAAGGAGATATCAAACTAATGGGTGATATGATCTTACCAACCGGTAAAATGGTTGTACTTCAAGCAGAAGAAGATACATATAACAGAGGATTATTAGTAACAAGTAATGAAGATAAAAGTTACGACGTAGCTTATTGGGCAGATGATAAAACTAAACCTTATCCAATTGGTATAGAAATCGATGGCAAAGAGGTAGCTAAAGATGCAAAAATAATCAAATTCCTTTTCCACCCAGAAATGAAATAATATGATACAAATAAAAGAAATTTTAGGATACCCGTCGTTAAAATACCATTTAGATAAAAAGCTAACGTTATCTGAGCATGTCTACCGTTATAGCTCTGATGCCTTTATACAATTATTCAAAGAAGCAAGAGAAGCATGGAGAGACGGTAAAATAGAACTTAATGATCAAGATAAAGTATTATTAGAGTCTACTGATATTGGTGAATATGGGGATTATAATGGTATGAGAGTTCCTTTGGATTTACCTATGGTATCACCAAACTATAATCCAATGTTTGAAATCGGTAACCTAATCGATGAAATGATCGAAGATGAAAATGCTATCGACGAGGCTGCTTCTATAGAAGAAATGATTGATTTCGATTTAATCAAAGAATTAGTAGAATCTATAGGAGGTAATATGAATATGGATAAATTCAGAAAGGCAGTTTCAATACAAAACGAAACTTTCGATTATAATGGATTTGAAATGCTTAAAGCATCTGTAGATTATATACCAGAAGCTGAGTATAGAGGTAAAAAAGTACAATTAAATAAACCTAAACGAGGAGGTTCTAAAAAGTTCTACGTTTACGTTAAAAACCCAAAAACAGGTAATATTAAAAAAGTATCTTTTGGTGACACAGGTCTTTCCGTTAAACTAAAACAGAAAGGTGCTAGAGCATCATTTGCTGCTAGACATAAATGTGCACAGAAAAAAGATAAAACTAAAGCTGGTTACTGGTCTTGCAATATCGGTAGATACTGGAAGTCTTTAGGCGGAAGTTCAAACTTTTCAGGATACTGGTAAAAATTTTCTATTATGGCAGTACCGGGATTAGGAGCATTATCTTTAAGAGGAATAAGGAGAGAGATTGGTAATAATAACTACTCTGCCTTAACAGCCTATAGTAACATTAGTTTACAAAATATGTCAACAGGTGGTAACGGAACTATTAATACTGCTAATAGTTTTTCTAACAGACCTGATGGAATTGCTCCTCATTCAATGAGTGAATTTTACAGCTACGACCATGATAAAACCTCAGTAACTACACCTACAGTAGCTACAGGAACTGTATCATTATCAAGCGGTATTTTATCAATGGTAGGATTTGTAAGTAACACCGGAGGGGCTACTGTAACTGCAAGAGGACATGTTGCTTCTTCTACTACTCAAACACCAACAATAAGTTCAAACAACTTTAAAGAAACACACCCTACAGGAGGTACTGGGTCATATACAACTTCTAGATCTACCAATTCTATTATTACTGCACCTAGTGGGACTACTTACTATGTTCGAGCTTTCGCTACAAACAGTCAAGGAACTTCATACGGTTCAACAAGATCTATTTTGGTAACATCTCAAGGTCAGATATAATACTTATGAGTAATCCTTATAAAGAAAGAGTTACAGATCAATATGTTATTAGAGAGTTTTCTACTAAAACTCCCGCTTTAGAATTTGTTTGGCACAGAGATAAAGAAGATAGGATTGTTCAAGCTCTTCATACTACTGATTGGCAGTTTCAATTAGACAACGAGTTCCCACAAAGATTATCAGAAAACAAACTATTTATACCAAAGGAGACATATCACCGGTTGATAAAAGGAACTGGTAATTTAAAAGTTAAAATATACAAATTATGAAATGTGATTGTAAAATTTGTAAATGTGGAACATCTTGCCAATGCAATTGCTGTGACTGTTAAAAATGGCTAGAACATATTTAGGCGGTGCTTTTGCTAAGATAAAAAAAAAGAGACCTGGCATACATGCCAAGACTAAAACATCTAGATCAAAAGGAAGCGTAAATTATAAAAAGAAATATAAAGGTCAAGGAAAATGAAACTATCAAATATACTATTAAACGAGTACGGAGAGTTTAAAGCTGAAGAAAATAAACTTGAAAAATTACTAAAAAGGAGATTAAGTCAAGCTTATAGACTTAATATTAATATGAACGCTTATGATCAAGATAGAAAAGACGATGATCCTTTAAAAGGAAAAGGTTTTGGTTCTATAACGTTTGTTTATAGAGATGAGATACCTCATGACGATTTTGAAATGGCAAAAGCCTTACTTACGAATCAAGGACTTGAAGTTATAGAAGATCAATCAACTAACTACTACGATAGTGATCCAGGAGAAAGAGATTATTTTCCAAAAATAAAATTTCACTTTAATCTACATCAGACAAATTATAAGTAATGAGACTTTCCCACGTAATATTAGGAGAAATTTTATATTACGATCCTGATTTTGAAAGAGAAACAGATAAAATCGAAGATCAAGGAGGAGTAAGATTGGGTTCAGGTGATTACGGTACAGCTTATCTTCTTAACGGCCGAGTATACAAAGTCACTACTGACGAAATTGAGCTTGAACATGCACAACTTCTTAAAGGTAAAAAAACTAATAATTTTGCACATATTTACGATGTTGAGGTTATAGATAAAAAATTAGGTATTATACAAATGGAAGTTTTAGGAAAATATAAAGGTAATATTCCGGAAGAATGGGTAGATGCTGTTGAAAAAGAAGCTCCTAGGTACGGAATAGATCCAGACGAGCTTGATATAAGACCTTCAAACATAATGGTTAATCAGAAAAAACACCTTAAATTAGTTGATATTTAGACTAATTCTTCTTATATTATTATATAACTAGTTACAGAACAACGTATGGATTATACATTCCTACTGGGCTCTATTGAAAATATATTAGGTAAATCTCATAAAAGAGCTAGAGATAATTATGCCTTTCATTGCCCCTTTTGCAATCATCATAAACCTAAGTTAGAGATTAAAATGTCTACTAACGAAGAAGGACAAAATCCGTGGGAATGCTGGGTTTGTGAAACTAAAGGGCGTACCGTACGTTCATTACTTAAACAGCTTAAAACACCAAGAGATACTGCTAATGAAATACTTAAATACGTACCAAGAGGAGCACAAATAGAATATAAGCAACTATCTATAATAGAACTACCGAAAGAATATCAGCCGCTATATTCCGCTTCCGGTGCATCAGTTATAGCTAACTTGGTAAAAAAATATTTATATGAGAGAGGACTTTCCGACAATGATTTTATTAAATATGGGATTGGATACTGCACATCTGGAGAATATGGAGGACGAGTTATTATCCCAAGTTATTCTGCATCCGGTACACTCAATTTCTTTGTTGCAAGAAGTTATGATGGCAACTACTATAAGTATAAAAACCCGGAAGCGAGCAAAGACATAATCTTTTTTGAAAATTTAATAAATTGGAATGCTCCTATTATTTTATGTGAAGGAGTATTTGATGCAATGGCAATACGTAGAAACGCTATACCTATATTAGGTAAAAATATATCTACTTCGCTTTATAAGAAAATAATAACAAGTCCTTTGAGGGACATTTATATTGCGTTAGATAATGACGCTAAATCAAAAGCTTTAAAAATAGCTGAACAATTTTTAAATAACGGTAAAAGAGTTTTTATAGTAGAGATGGAGGATAAAGATCCTTCCGAAATGGGATTTCGAGCTTTTACCAGTTATATTCAATCAGCAGAAGAATTAGATATATCTCGTCTAATGCTGCATAAATTAGACCTATGATAAAACAAGGTATGAACATTCTCGAACAAAACGAGAAAAAAAGGTTGGACTTTAAACCTGAACTCCAACAAATTAATTTTTTAGATAGAAGAGTTTATAAAAGATCGGAAGGAGTATACTATCCATCTGTAACTACCATACTCCAATATATGCCCAAAAATAAATTTTTTGAGTCATGGCTTAAAGATGTTGGGCATAGTGCCGATCTTATTATGAGAAGAGCTGGTAAAGAAGGAACCCAAGTACATGAAGCAGCAGAAGCATTAGTAAAAGGAGAAGAAATTTCTTGGATGGATGCTTACGGTAATGCTAAATACTCTCAAATAGTATGGGAAATGATTCTTAAATTTCATGATTTCTGGAGTTCCTGTAAACCTGAATTAATATCCACAGAAGACTTTGTATATTCTGATGAATTTAAATTTGCTGGTACTGCCGATTTAGTAGTAAAAATGGATGATGAAGTTTGGCTGTTAGACCTTAAAACTTCTAATAGTTTACATAAGTCTTATGACCTACAGTTAGCAGCATACGCTAAAGCATTAGAAGAAACTAAAGGTATTAAAATAGATAGAACCGGTATTATTTGGTTGAAAGCTCAATCAAGAGGACCTTCTAAAAAGCAAGGAGTATATCAAGGAAAGGGCTGGAAAATAAAAATAGTAGATGAAATTGATTATAATTTTGATTTATTTCAAACAATCTATAAACTATATTCTTTAGAAAACCCTAAGGTTCAACCTATTTATAATAGTTACCCAACTACACTAAAATTATGAAAAGATTACCAAGCTCATTATTTAGACTTCTAGGTGGTTTAATTACCATTTTTTTGCTTCACGGATGTGCTTCGTATAAACTTGCCACATTAAATCACGATCCTTTATACCCGGTCGATTATATTATACCGGTTGCAAAAGAAACTAAAATAGACACGATAAATTCCTTTTCAGATTTAAGGTGGAAGTTAAGAACTGACTTTAATTTTAGATGGGACTTTGCTCAATATGCTATGAATCAACCTTATTCATGGTACTGGAATAATCCAAGGTTAGACGGAATATGGAGACCATATAATAGATTCGATGTTTATTTTCATAGTCACTGGTTTTGGACTGATTGGGCTTTCAGTTATAATTCTTGGTCCTGGTACGACTGGTATAGACCTTTTCACTATTACGGATGGAACCGTCCTTACAGACCATGGAATAATGTAGTATGGGGTTCGAATTATAATAATTATAATGTTGCTTATATTAATGGAAGAAGAGGGAGTAACGTAACTAATTATAATAATAGGACCATTAGTAATCGAATAATTACTAGATATAATAATCCTAGAAATAACGTTAATAACGATAATATTAATCGTATAGTTAACGAATTTAAAGAAAATGGCCTTAACGTAAGAATAATAAATAACAGTAATAATGATCAAATTATCAGAAATAATTCTGGAACAAACTGGTCGTCCGAAAGCCGTAATAATGGCAGGGGGAGCTGGAACAGGCAAAACATACCTTCTAAACCAGTTGTCCCTAGACTCTCTAACCCAGTTCAACCCAGACAAGTATATAGAGGATCCGGATCACCCGTATTACAACAAACTAGGTCCAGCGTCCAGTCAAACAGCCAAGGACGCAATGGCGGCAGCGGAAGAAAAAATTAGCTTTGTTTGGGATACTACTGCTTCAGGAGCTGGCTTTCAGAGAAACTTAGACAAGTTACTTTCTCTAGGTTATGATGTATATATGGTGATGGTATATGCACATCCTATGATTTCATATATTTCAAATTTTAAAGGTAGAAAAAGAAATGTTCCTGCAGATGCAGTAATGTCTACCTGGAGAAATATTTATCAAAAAATTGAAGATTATAATAAAAAATTAAAAGGTAATTTATCTATACATGTTAGCGATAGGGGCGGAAAATTTAATAAAGAAATTGAAGGATTTAATACTGCTGCTAAAGCAGGAATATCTGGAGTTAAAGATTATTTAAAGAGGTATAATGAAGAAAACGATATAGGAGGTTCATCTTTCTTTGAACCAATAGAAATGTCTAAAGAAGAAGAGGACGAGTTTATAAAGCATGTTGGTAGTCTTAGTTGGGACAAGGATAGTAGATCTGAAGACAAAGCTATTAAAAAAGAATTTTTAAAAGCATATAGAAAAAACGGAGTAGGTCCTGGTCAAGATAAATTAAGAGATGCAGTAAAAAAGTATAGAGATAGAAAAGCAAAAAGAGATGCAGATTACGATGCAGTTTTAGACAACATAATTGATATGATTTATAATCCTATTTTTCAAGAAAAACTTAAGCACTCTACTCCTAGAGAAATAGATCAAAAAGTACAAGCATTTTTAGCATGATAGCACTATACCCAGGAGCATTTAAACCACCTCATAGAGGTCATTTTAACGTAGTAAAATCTTTACTCGACGGCTCTTATAATGGTTCTATATACGATAAAGACAATTATAAAGAAAAGGGTATAGATCTAGTTTCTGGTAAATCTAATGAAAAACCTAATATAGATAAAGTTATAGTATTTGTAGGTGCAGGAGAAAGAAACGGTATAGATAAAGACGAAGCATTAACTATTTGGAACATATATGCTAGATACTTAGGTAATGTAGAAATATTAGATGGAGGAAGTAACCCAATGTTTGCTGCAAAAGACTATGCTCAAGCAGATCCCGAAACTAAATTCGTAGCAGTAACAGGAATAAGATCAGAAGAAGATTTTGTAGATTTAAGGAGAGTTACTACTTTTAAAAATGCACCTAACGTACAAGGTTTAGCTTTAGCTTCTAAACCCGGTTCAGGTGTAAGAGCTACAGATTTTAGAAAAAATATACTTTCAGGTAACTTAGATCAAATTACAGATTTTTTTCCTAAAGATCTATCAGGAGAAGAAATTTTAAAAATTTTAAACGATCTGAAAGATAAAATCGTTGCAGAAATATTAGCAAACAATATAGATGGTTTTATAAATGAATATTTTAACGAAGGGCAATTGAATAAAACAGGAATAATAAACTCTGTTGATAAAAATAGATTAGATATACTTTATAACTACCTTTACAGATTAATACCTAGCGGAGTTAATATTACTCACAATAGAGATTATTTAACAGTAAAATTTGATAACATGAAAGAAGAACAATTGTCTTTATTTAAAGTAGCACCGTCTGGAAAAGTGTTTAACCTAATTCAACAGTTTAGACAAGAAGCAGGATCCCAACAGTGTAGTATTTACGATAAAAGAGACAACTGTGGCCCAGCAGCATTAGATTTTATTTCATGGGCTGAATCTAAAGGAATAAAAGACCTAAAAAGAATAAGAGGTTTCTTTAGGGCAGACATTCCAGTCTCTGGAAAAAGAGATTTTACTCGTGAAATGAAACAAGAATTTTTAAAGGATGGTGGAAATTGGAATAGTGCTAAAGAGAGATTCGAATGGATCTCTAATAGCAAATATAAAGAACAATGGAAGTATATTCCTCATTTCTGGGTAGAAGATTCAAAAGGTAGAATTTATGACACAGTAGGTCAACAGCAATTCATTGATGCTGGTTATTCTAAAGATTTAAACTCAGATAGATACACGTTATCTGATATACTAGAAACTTTGTTCAATGGTAAAGTAAAAAGAAAACAATCTAGATTACAATTAAAAGATTATATTACTTCTTTAACTGAATATATGCTTGATATAGGAATGAATATTACACCTTTGCCCGAAGTTGTAATTAAAAAAGATCAAAATAATGCTAATAACTTTTTTGGAAGAACAGCTTATTATTCTCCTTCTGAAAAAAAAATAGTTTTATATATTACCGGAAGACATAATAAAGATATAGTTAGATCTTATGCACATGAAATGGTGCATCATATGCAAAACTTACAAGGCGTTCTCAACAACATCAATACTACCGATACTAACTCAGATGATAGATTATTACAATTAGAGAAAGAAGCATATACTTTAGGTAACATAACTTTTAGAAACTGGGAAGATAGTATAAAAAATTTAGACGAGAGTTTATGGGCGAATATAAATGCTAAAAAGAAATCTGGTAAAAAATCTTCTCATAAAAATTCAAAAGCGTATAAAGCAGCTAAAAAAGCAGGCACGGCATTAAAAAAATCTAAAAACGAAATAGTATTTAGTATCGATGAATTAGCTGAAGATTTAATCAAATTAATAAAAGAAGAACCTAAAAAAGGTACAGGTAAGAAACCAAAAGGATCAAGCAGAAGATTATACACAGATGAAGATCCAAAAGATACAGTTGGAGTTAAATTTAGCTCTAGACAAGATATAGTAGATACTTTAAATAAAAAATCATTTAAAGCTAAATCTCATGCTAGACAATCTCAAATTATAAACTTGATTCATCAAAGAACTAGAGCAGCATATAATAGAGCAAAAAAACCTGATGTTAAAAAACGTTTAAAAAGTGCTTTTGACTATATAAAAGATAGAAAAGAAGCGTCTAAAAAGAAGACTCAACGTTTAAAAAAATCTAAAAAATAGTTGGAAACTAACATGAAAGTTCGTATATTATATAAGAAAACTATAGTTAAATAAAGGTTATATGAATACAAGTATTGTAGACTTACTAGAGGCATATCCTCTTCCGGAACAAAAAGAAACACCATCTTACCAGATATACTGTGATATGGATGGAGTATTGACTGACTTTGAATCTAGGTTTCATAAAAAACTTAATGAAGTTGGTCCTGATTATTATCCTTTAAGAGATATTGAAAAGGTAACTAAGCCAAAGCATTTTGAACAAATATTTGGTATGGATGAATTTTGGAATTTTATCGATAATATTGTAGGTGTATCGTTTTGGGTAGGTATGGACTGGATGCCAAGAGGGCAAGAGTTATGGAATTTTATTAGTCCTTATAGTCCTCAACTTCTTACCTCTCCTTCTAGAAATAATACTTCAAGATTAGGAAAAAATTTATGGGTAAAAAATAATCTTACTCCGAAACCAAAAGTAAACTTTGCATACTCTGCTGATAAACAAAGATATGCTAATGAAAATAAAATATTAATAGACGATAAGAAATCTAATATAGCAGAATGGATATCGAAAGGTGGTATTGCCTTTAGAGTAAAAAATGGAGATATCGGACCTGCTATACAGGGACTAAAACAACTAGGTTATGAGGGATAATACTCTTAAAAAAGAGTTTAAAAAATCAGATGTAGATAGAATAAGAAATATAGTCAATAAAGATTTTACTTCTAAAACTAAAGCACAAACCGGTTATAAAAAATCTTCTAAAAGATATAAAGAAGGAGAGATTTGGGAAGAACGCGGTAAGCAATGGACTATTAAAAACGGCCTCAAACAAAACATTACTAAACTTGATTCTGCTAAAAAGGCAGCTAAAATACCTTTAGCCTGCCCAAAATGTGGTGGTCCTATGAATTATCATTTATCTAAGCAAACTTATAAGATAAATAAGATGTGCTTTAACTGTACTATGGACTATAACGATGAACTTAGAAAAGCAGGATTACTAGATGATTATATTCGTCAAATGCAAAAAGGAAATATTAAAGTTTTTGTAAATGATGTTGAGCAGCAGTTAGAGGAGTATATGGATGACGATTCGAGTATAGTAACAGAACAAGGTGATATAGAAGTTTGGAAATCGAATGAGTCTAAGGTTAAAAATGAAATGTCTGATAAATTAAAGGAATATTTAGACTATTTAAAGAGTAAGCTGGATTAGTATATATTTATATTAAACTATATTATTTTTTTATCTCATGACACAGAAGCAACTATTAGAATCTGTATTATCCGAACTCGTACATATTAAAAAACATATGCCTAATGGTGAACTTAAGGCTATGATTGAAGATGTAAGAGAACTTAAAGAAGACATGTCTGACCTTAAATTTACTCTATTAAACCCAGAAGACGGAGTAATAGTTAAAACAAATAAAAACTCTGATTTCAGGAGAGATATGCAAAGTAATGAAAGAGATTTTCAAGCTAAGATGGCTGAAGTAGAAGATCTTAAACGATGGAAAGACGGAGTTACTAAGGCACTATGGATTTTATTTGCAGGATTAGCTGCTGTAATAATTAGATTACTAACAGAAATAATTTAATGATTAATGACTAATAATGAATTAAATATTATTGTTAAAGAATCTTTAAGAGATTGGTTTAAAAAAGAAAAATGGGTCAGGATTAGTACTGCTGGTAACATAGCAGGTCCATGTGGTACCTCTAAAAATAAAAAAAACCCTGATAGGTGTTTGCCTGCTGCTAAGGCAAGAAGTTTAACTAAAGCACAGAGAGCAGCTACTGCAAGAAAAAAACGTAAAGCAGGAGCTAAAGGAAAAACAGTCGTGAAAAATACTAAAAAAGCAACCGTTCAAAAGGAAGTAAGAGTTTACGGAGATACTAAAATAACCGATATGCTAGAAAAGCTAGCTAGAAGTATAGGTAGAGAAAAATTTGCTATGCATATACTATATGATTTACCTAAAGATATTAAAAGAGATATTTTAGATGCTTTAGATTTTAAAAAAGGAGGTATATACAACATGGATACAATCTATGCAGATGCTCCTTTAGAAGAAAATATCAATGCAAAAATAGATAATATCGAAAAGATAATATCTAAAATACCTGGCGTAGGTAAATTAGTAGCAGGAGGTATTAACAAATTACAAGGACAAGTTAATAATATGATACAAACTGCTAAAGAAGAAGCAGGTGAGACTAGAGATATGTTATTACTAGTTGGTCGTTATTTAAAAGGGGAAAATGTTAGTGGAGAAAATCAAGAATTTATCAAAAGACAGCTTTTAGATCTTCTTAAAATTAACGCAGTAGTCTTTGGAGCAATAACTAAAAAAATTCCTATTATCGGATTTTTAGGATTTATTATAGCTAAATTAGGACTAACTGACGAAATATTTGCTCTTTCTGATGAAGATAAAAGAACTACTAGAGGTCAAGATGATCGTAAATCGCTTGCCGGTAAAGTTAAAACATTTGATGGTATTAAGTATGTCCCTTATGATGATATTTTACCGTATTTGAAAAAAGGAGAATATTCAGCAGCAAATGAAAATTTAGATCCTTCATATAAACACGACGGTAAATCAGCACCTTTTGGTTCTGGTTATAAAAAAATTACTAAAGAAGATATTATTAATTTAGTAGTTGGTTTATTAGGAGAAAGAAAACCTATTTCTGAAAAAAAGAAAAAGAAAGATGATAGGTGTACTCGTATAGCTAAACGTAAGTACGACACTTGGCCTTCTGCTTATGCTTCTGGTGCTGTAGTTAGATGTAGAAGAGGAGAAATATGGAAAGGTGTTAAAGAAGAAACAATTAACGAAATGAATTGTAAATACGGTAAGTATTTTTGCCCTCATGATAAAGTTTATAAATGTAGAAAAGGACCTAAAAAATCAAGAAACTAATGCCTGCTAAATTAAAACCTAGTACTAAAGATTACGTAAGAGATGCTCGTGGTAAAATGACCAACAAGTTTATTTGGAAACATTATACACCTCATAATACCTCAACTGAAGAGTTACAAAAGATGTATGAAAGTGACTCTTTTAAAAGGAAAAAAAATATTATAAAAAGAGAACTAGAAAGAAGAAATGTCATTTAAAAAATCTCAATTAAAAGAATTAGTTTTAGAAGTAATGTATGAAGGAGTACATGACCCAGTAAAACCTGGAATACTAAAAAAACGACTTGGTAAGCTTTCATGCTCTAAAGTTAGATCTGCTAAATCTAAATTAAAGAATAAAGGAACACATTATGCTAAAGCATTACAACGTTACTTAAATTACCATTGTCAATGAAAATATCAAATAATAAATTACATAGGAATGCTTATTTTTTAGATCCTACTGAAGAAGTAGAGGTATTATTAAATCCCAACTGTGTAGATTTATTTGACCAAAATGGTTATCATTTAACAAAAGCTGAACAAGCTTTTTTAAGTAGTAATGGATATTCAATCGTAGAAAGGAGACACGAAGACTGTATGAGATATGATTGGATTACTTGGGATAAAAGAGACGGAGCCCACATAAATCATTCAGATCTATTTGAAAGAAAAGGTTTTTATTCTGTTGCTTTAGAACAGATATCTTATATAGCTCAAGAAAGCAATCCTATGCTTTGGAAATTAGTTAAAATGAAACCAAAATGGGGAATAGATATTTCTATTGATTATGTTTCACCTGATGCTGTATTTGAAGTTTTTCACTATGAATGGGATTCTTTTGAGTACGATGCAGTACTAGAGAAAAAACTAGAAATAGAACAATTTGTTATTAATCAAGATTGGGATGATATTGCTAAGAAACTATGGAAAAAGAGAAGTGAATGGTTTAATTTAGATTTCTTTGAGCAAACACAATGGAGAACAGATTATTTTGGATTATCACCAGAAAAGTTTAAAAACGTTATTTGGGAAGATTAATCTATTTATTTATATAGCTATACAATAAAAAACACTACGATGACGTACGAAGAAATCAAAAAACGTCTAACCGAAGTTGAAACTGCTTTACAAACTATTGGAAGTAGTAAGAAAACTACGTTAGAAACTTCATATACAGGTAAAAGTATATCCAACTTAACTACCTTAAAAGAATCACTTCAAAAACAATTAGCAGAAAAAGAAGAAACTATGTTTGTTTCTACTAAAGGTGGGGACACTAAAGCTGTTCAAATGGACAGGAAAACTGCTATGGATCTTAAAAAAGACCCTGCAATTACAGGAATAGATACAGCGAAAGGGGCTAAAATAAAAGAAGTAAACAGATTAGATAAAAACTCAGGTATCGAATTCGACCAAAATGAAACAGCTATGGTTGCAATGGAAACAGGGAAAGCTCTTGCAAAAGCACTCATCAATACAGGAGATGAATTAGCTAGAATGAAAGTAAAAAGAATTCAGCCAATGAGTTTTGACGTACATGTAGTATACAAAGGAGAAAGAAATAGTGATGATGAATTCTCCTTCCATATACAAGATAATAATCTGCATTTAGCAGACTTTTCGTTCGATAAAAAGTTAGTAGAAGTTGGTGTAGCTGGTTCTGGTAAACCTATTATAAATAAAGATGTATTGACTAACGAGTTAATGAAACACTTTAAGTCTTTAAACGAAGAATTAAATGAAATAAACTATTCTACTTATACAGAACCTAAGCACTTTGATATCTGTCCTGGTGCTGAATCATTAAGAGATGAATTAATCGAAGGTGGCAAATCACCAGAAGAATTAGGAGAGTGGACTTATAAACATGATGAATTATTCAAATTAGAAAAAGCAGTTTTAAAAGCAAATAAAGCTGATGAAAGACATGTTAAAGTAGCTAATAAATTGAGAGATGAAATTATTAATCTTTCTAGAGATTTAGAAATTGATCCTGGTAAAATTAACTATTTAAAAGGTCACGTTAAAAAGATCGAAGATGTAGCTAATAAAACCGACGGTAAAGGAGACGATGTAACTTTAATGGGACAAGATGTTGACGAAACTAAAGGTGCTCCTAAAGGTCATTATTTTACTAAATCAGGTAATCTAGTAAAAGGTAGATTAACTAAAGATGCTAGAGAAAGAGGAGCTAGATTAAGCGACCCAAAAGATAAACAAAGATCTAAAGTACCTCCAGTAACTCAATATAAAAATGAAGGAGAAGGAGATGATCACCACTATATAAAAGTTCCTAGAAGAGATTTTAAAAAAGCAGAAGCAATAATAGCACAGAATATAGACGGTAATTTTGTTAAAATGGACTACGTCGATGATGACGGTGCAGGTAATGTAATTATCTACTTTATGTTTAGAGATGGAGATATAGCTTCTGGAGAAGCAGCCTCATTTATGTATGATGTTGTAATGGATTTAGAAGCTTACGGTATAATGATTCCTGATCATAGCGCTGAATTAGATGAAGGACATTCTCATGGAGGAGATGATTTAGATGTAGGTCATCAAGATGATGAGCCTGGAATGTTAAAATCAACTTCATACGAAATAGCAACTTATGCTGCTAAATTATATAAGAAATTAGCTAAATATGACCAAGTAGATGGAGAAGTAGATTTTCCTAACTGGTGGCAATCAAAATTAATCTTAGCAAAAGATTACGTATCAAAAGCTTACCATTATTTAGATTCAGAAGAAAAACAACCTATTATTGATAAGTTAGCTTTAGAGCATGCTTTAAGTGAAGGTACTGATCTTTATGATAGAAATGGTATACACATTAAAAGATTTTCTGGCGGTCCAAGAGGACTAATGGTACAGATAACTTACGGTAGAGAGTATATACAAATACCTGCTGATGAGTTTCCAATATTAGCTAGAGCTATGCAATCTGTAATAGGAGATATTAGAGATATGACTCTTCAAATGCCTAGAAAGAATTATCCAAAAGATGTGAGAGAAGCATTAGATAGTGACTTACCTAAAGGTAAACACTCAGTTTCTAAATTACAAAAGGTTCATGGAATGATAGTTGATAAAATGAAAGAGCTAAATGACTTAAGGAAAGAAAAAGGCGGCGATCATATGTATCAAGGAGGTTCTGAACCAGGTAAACACTCAGTAATGGTTCATTTAAAATCTCTTACTAGAAAGAAAAAACAAGTAGAAGACGCCTTAGATAAAGCTGTTGCTAATGTAGGCAAAGGTCAACAGTTAACTGAAGTAAGTGAAGATGAAGTTCATGATGCTATTCAAGAATTAAGAGATTTGATTGATGAAATCGAGGCTAAAGGAGAAGAAGCTAGAGAAGTAGTAAGAC